AAACCATTTCATATAAGTTCTTCTTTTACAAGTATATCTCTCACCTTATGCACAAGATCCTCAAGAGTTCCATCATTGATAATTTCATAGTCAAACTTAGCGTCATCAAGAGCTGTTTCACTTAAATGTGTTCCTACAGCTGTTCCAGGTCTTACCACTTTGATAGTAATACCCCATCTCAATTCAACAGCATCCATCTCATTAGGAAATCTCATGTCTGTTATAATCCAGTTTGGATATTGTTTTTCAAGAGATACTTCATCTTCTTCAATAGCATTTCCTGTAGGAATCCATTTTGCTGTATAATCTGCAAACAAAGCATTTACCCATACATTTGTATGTAAACCTTCACGCATTGCTTCTGTACCAATCTTTTGAAGAAATTCTCTGTATGTCATAGGCATAGAAACTTTACTTCTTCCTGATTGTTGTAGTTTATTCCAACATTCTGGCATTTCTTGTTTCTTGAATTCTTGATCTTCAAATTTTTCTGCAGAAACACCTGATAGTATACTGCCAATTTGTTTTAGTTTACCAGCAAACTTTTTGATTTCAAATACTTGACCTTTATTTGTCAAACAAAGACCTTGTATAATTTCTCCAATAGTATCTTTACCAGAACCTATTTTACCGTTAATACCTATAATCATAATTGTTTTGTTATTGATTTTATTCTGTCTCTTACCGATTTTGAATCCATATCGATATTGTAATATCTACGTAGATATCGCTTTGTAAAGTGAACTACATTGTGAGATGTATCTTTTTTACTCACTTTAATAATTGCTTGTAATATAACATCAACCATTGGTTCTGAATTTAAAAGTTCTATTTTTTCTTGCAGATTTTGCAATCTTATTTGAAGATCTATCATGTCTTGCAAGTGCTCGTTTATTTTCATAGTAACTAATATTAGGGGAGCTTTTACACTCCCCAATTATTAAAAAGGTAATAGTTCTTCTATTTCCTCTTCTCTGTCAGCTTCAGTATAACCGACACTGTCTTCTTCAGGTTCCGTATCAGAATCAATGTCTATACCAAAAGTGTCACAAAATACTTGATGCATTTTTACTTGATCATCCATCCAGGTAGAAGGATGTGCTTCTTTTAATGCAAGAGTAATGTGATTATACAATACCCAAGCACTATTAGGATCTGCATTGTATTCAAAACTTGGTTTTTCCATTTCTTTCTTAATCATGTTTAACTGCATAGTTGTCAGTAGTTCATGTTCAAAGAATAATTTACCAAGAATAATAAATGCAATTGGTTTTGTTATAATTCGATCTTTTAAAGCATCTTTATGCTGTATCAATGTTGTCCAATACTCTTCCGAATCTTTTATAAACTCAGAGATTTTACCGGCTGCAAGTATATCTGCAGCACCTTTGTGAACGCGTTTGTATGCCCCAAACTTACTGTTTGATAACATCATACCGTTCATACATACTTTTACCAATCCTCCAAGTGAGAATCTAAATGCATATTGTTTATTATATGAATTCATAAAGTTTGCAGATAACTCAACATCCGGATCCGCTTTATAATTCAATTTAAAATTTCCAATTGCTACAGTGCCATCTTGTGTACACTTGTAATCTTCGCCAGTAATTATATATCCTGCTGCAGCTATCTCTGCTCTCACACGACTGACAACGTCTTTGTGAGAAATAGGAGTATATGTTTTTGTTCTTGCTGGTAATGGTGTGCTTAACATTTTACCATAGGCAATCATGCCATTTACTGTTCTTTTCATTTTTAAAAGAGACTTAATTGTTGATTTACTTTATCTTGAGGTAATATGATAGATGACTTCTCTATCTTTTGAATCTCATCATAAATCTTATCTAAATAATACTTTTCGTTTACATCATATTGGTCCCATGGTTTTTCTTCGTGCAGATTAAATATTGTCTGCATATGCTTACCACTTTCCAATTGTATTTCACGACCATCCGGATTACACTTAATTAGTTTAACTCCTCCATTAGAAATATAATATCTGACAAGTCTTTGCAGTTTTTCTGCTTGATACTCACCATTTATTACACCTCTTTTTTCAAAGAACCAGTTTCCTTTCAGTTTTGCTCCTGCACAATAGTCAAATATATTTCTATTTTCTTGTAAAAAATCTTTTGGATCTTTTCCAAATATAAAATAGGCATACAATGCTTTTGGTATTATTAGATGAGATTTGTTTTTGTGAAGTGCCAGCTCTTCAAATTCAAAACGACCTTTGCATTTTGTTTTTCCATCTGTGTATACAGCAATGTAGTTATTCACATCGCCAATAATCATCTTGTCATATTCTACTGTTTCAAGTTGTAAAGATGTCAACTCTTCCCATTCTTTACAGATTTCATAAAATAATTTTTCATCTTGTTCATCTACAAGAAACTCCAAACCATCAGTATTTTGCATAAGTGGTTGAGCACCAGGAATTCTGGTTGCTATCATCTCATACAACATGGATAGTTGCAGTTGTCCATTAATAGTAATTCTAAAAGTAAATTCAGGATCGTACAAAAATGAATATTTATTTTTACTTAGACCATAAGTAGAATTCAATATAATTTTAAATAGATAATTCAAAGGAGAAGTTTTTGGATACTTTTTTCTCTCTTCAAAAAACCATTCATACAGTTCACAAAAGTCTTTTTTAGGAATATGTGCTGGAGACCATTCATTTTTAATAGCAAGATTAGGATAAAAAGATGTTACGTCAGCAGACAAAATCTTTTTACCATTACCTGCACTGTATATACCAGATCTGATACATCCGTGCAAACCACCTAAACCATAATCAGTTGGTACTCCTTTATACATCATTCTGTATTTAGGACCTTTTGTTTCTGTCTGTTCAATGTCAATCATAGTGTTTACTATCTGACTTTTGAACCAGTTAAATACGCCATTAAATTCTGGCGTTTCAAACTTAATACTTGGTAAAAGAATGTTTCTGACAACTACGTTATCACGCTCTGTCTTCATTACTCTAATTTCTTTCTTATCTTTTCCTAATTTTTCAGATAAGAAGTGAAGAAACATCTCTTTACTTATACGAGGCTCACTTGCAGAATACAGATTTAATTTATAGTCTGCACTCAATTGCGCACGCAAATTTATTTGACTTGCCATTATCTGTTCTCCTTTAGGATTTCGAAGAACAAATATTTGTTTAGTGGATCTTACGTCATTGATACAATATCTAATAACAGAATCTAATGTTTTATCAAACAAAACAGGTTGAGTGTGATGATGAGGCATCTCTTCAACATTAAACCAGTCCATAGAAAACTGTATCCACTTTAAAGAACATCTTTTTGCTACACCATCCCAGTGGTTGAGTTTGAATATGTCAACACATGGAATAGACAACTTAAACTCTGGATAATCTAACCATTCTCCTCTATTAGATTTTGCAATAACAGAACCTGCATATTGTGAAATTGTTGCTGTAAAATCATCAGAAGATAAATAAGACAACTCATCTCTGTTTTCAAGTATAAATTCAGTTATTTGAGAGTCAAATGCAAGATTATTGTATCCAAAATGCCAATCTTTATGTTCAATGTTTTCATCTAAAAAATCAAGAAACTCAGGCAAGTCATTTCTATCTCTGTTTACAACAAAGATCCGGGTTTCACCAGAAGAATATCCAGTAAATACTCCAACAAAACAATTTACTATTGTTTCGTAATCCATTATCCAAAATTTCTTATTACGTGACATCATTGACATTTTAATTGTTAAAATTATTCTTGAGTTAAAACTTCATCAAGAATTTGAATTGCAGAGTGATCACTGTTTATTGCAAAATGATTTACAAAATCTTTTATATCATCAATATTGTCAAGATAGTACTCGTAATAAGTATCCATTACAACGCGTTCTTCCACATAATCATTTCCAGGAGCTGTTGTGTATAACGGTTTACCTGTTACATTCAGCTTTGGAAACATATGTGGTTTTTCTTTAAATTCTTTACTGATAATAGCAAGAACTTTTGTACTTGGATCAAAGATTACTTCGTTATAAGGACATTCTTCTGTTGCTGGTAACATTCTAAAAGTTCTTCTACCGTACCAGTCGGTAGAATATATAAGCATACTTTGTGCTATCATTATTTTATTGATTTATATTATACGTGGAGATTTCAGGATGAGGTGTAGTATACACTTCTTTTACCTGGTCATATTTTTCACAAAGTTCGCCAACTTTTTTAAGAATATCAACATCAATTAATAAAATTTCTGCATATTTCTTAAAATATTTTTCTGGATGCACGTAAGATTCCATAAATACCCACTCTGGAGTATGAACTCCATAGTAATTACTTAACATCTTTTTTGCATCAGAAGAAAATCGTGAATACTGACCGTTGCAAAATGCATCAAAGTCCTCTGCTTTAGAGTTCATATCAAATACATATGCAATTGTGTTCTCGTCAATTGGAACACAATGATCAAGCATGCTATGTGCAATTAGATAATTCATCTCAAAATGTTTCCATTCTGAAGTGTCTTGTCTTTTAAAAACACAAATTAGTTTTCTTGATGTAAAGTCACAAACACCTTCCCATTCTATATAAGTTTGAGAAGGTTTGTGGGTTTTGTGTTTCTTTAATCCTAATAAAGGATACAAGAAGTTGTAAGATTTCTGAAAATATTTTCTATAAATATCAGTTATCATAACACAATTTCATCGTTGATTAAAAATTCATATGGTAAATCAAAACTTCTATTAACAAAATGATAATCAGCTTGATCTAATAATGCTTGGGTTTTCTTTACCCATTCTTTTAAAGTTTCATTCGAAACTCTAATTGGTGCAATCTGCAGATAATTGTCAATTACAATAAATCTAAATTCAAATTTGTAATCAGCATACTCTGGTTTAAACAAATACACATTACACACTAACATGTAATACATAGACGCTTGCATCCAATATTTATAGTATTCAATTGACTCTGGAAAAGAAGATATGTCTTTACTTGATTTCTTTAAATCATTAACACGAATTACTTTGTTAGTATGATCAATTACCAAGTTGTCAATGAATCCTCTTAATCCAAACAATGAATACTTATCATCAAATGCAGCAAGTTCAATTTCATTTTGCAATTTAATGTCATCTCCAAATTCAGGTCTATAACCCATTACAGACATAACATTATCTTTTGATTTAATTTCTTCTACAATTGCTTCACATTGAGCATATGTATCAGGATCTACAAGTATTTTACCTTCACCATTTTTTAAGTGGTCCCAGTAAGCAACGTGTCTTTCTGTAATAATCTTTTCAATACGCTGTGCATCAGTTTTTAAAGACTGATACAAATTCATATCTTTGAGAATATCCAGTATTGCATGTTCAAAATCTTCCAAATTTTCTCTTGGATCACCTGCAGCATTAAGTTCTTTGTAATGTACAAATAATCTGTCCAATAATGTTTTTGGGTTATCACTTGGTACATCTGCAATACTTAATGCAAATTCTTTGTCAAAATCATCTGGTTTTAAAAATAGACAGTGAATTAACTTTCCTTCTATTGCAAATTTGTCAGTAGCGTCATCGCGTTGTCCTAAGACATAATGTAAATAAAACAATCTTGGACTGTATAATAACTTATTCAAACCTGAATAAGACATCATAAAATTTTTGTCAAAGAACTCTTCTTCTTTTTGCAGGCGTTCTGCAACTGTAGGCATTAAATTTTGTACTTTCATTATTTACAATTTTGCATATCTCTTGAGTAGTATCTTCCTAATATGTTACCATTATAACTATTGGCAGTCAGCACATCGTTTTTAACCTGATGCGCCAACTCACAATAATTAAGGTATTTTTTAGTACAACACAATTCAAGAATCTCACGTTTATAATTATGTGCACCATTACGTAACACTTCTTCAGATAGTTCTTTACAACTACCAAAATATAATAACCAGTTAGATTCTTTTACAACTGTTTTAGTACGCTTTCTTGTACCGGTAGTTGCTTTTTCTCTTTTACTGATTGTAGTCTTTCTTGAAGCGAATAGACTTTTTTTGCCAATGTAGAATTTACCTGTTGCAACATGTGTGATTTTGTAAACAAAACCTATAACATGCTCATTATTAGGTATATCCTCTAATTTTGTAATTACTTTGTTATTACTTTCAGTTAAGATCCAATTGCTCATAATGTTAATTTTTTACAAATCTACATTTATTTCTTTATATTTTGCAATTGCTTTATCTAAAACTGGAATAAAAGTGTAAGCTGCTTTTTTAATACCATGAACTTTGACAATGTCACTAAAGTCTTTTTCAAGTGGTATATAACAAAATGGTAAGTTGTAAGTTTCAAAATAATATTTCATACTTGTAACACCTGCAGCATCA